GCTTTTATTAAATAAAAAAATATGAAAAAAGTAGTAGATGAAATGACTGGTTTAGTGTATGTACAAAATACAAGTAGTGAAGAAAAGGTACAATACATAAAACTAAAATCACAAATAAAAAAGATGATAAGTAAACTTGAAGAAGTTTTAGAAGATTTGAAAAACATATAGTTTGTAATTTGTTAATAAAATAGTATCTTTATAAAAAACAATTATGATTAAGTTACTAAACAATGAAACTTGGGGTAAAGAAGAAATACTAGCTGAAATGGTTAGTGATACTTTTTACTATGAACATTTAGGTAAATATGCTTTAAGCAGTAGTGCATTAAGTAACCTTTTAAAAAGTGCAAAAACCTACAGGCAAAGTTTGAATTTTGCAGGTGAAGAAACCACAGCACTAATGATTGGTAAGGTTTTCCATTGGATGATATTAGAACCTGAAAAAATGGATAACGTAAAAATACTAGATGTTACAAGTAGAAACACAAAAGCATACAAAGAAGCTAGGGAAAAACACCACCATATACTACTTAAAAAAGAAGTAGCAGATGTAGAACATATAGCAGATGCAGTTTTACAAAACGAAGTGGTAAAAGGTTATTTAAAAAATGCAGAATTTGAAGTACCTGCTATAGAAATGATTGATGGGTTACCTTTCAGGGGTAAGGCAGATATTATAAAAGGTAGAACAATTATAGATTTAAAAACTACTTCTACCAACTTAAAAGATTTTGGATATTCAGCAGATAAGTATAATTACGATATGCAGTGTTATTTGTATATGAAATTATTTAAAGCAACTGATTTTAAATTTATAGTAGTAAACAAACAAACAAAAGATATTGGTGTATTTGAAACAAGCGAAGAATTTTACGAAAAGGGTGGTACAAAATTTAAACAAGCTGTAAGTGTGTACAGGCATTTTTTTGAAGAACAAAACAATTTAGATCAATACGTTTTAAGAGGAATATTATGAAACAATTACAAGGATTTGTAGAAAAAAGAATACAAGAAATAAAAGAAACAGAAGTAGTAAAACAACCTATAGAAGAAAGAAAAACTGCACCTATATATTCAGGGGTATTAAAATACTTTCCTGATGCTATAAAAGAAGTAGCAAGGTGTAGTTATAAAGGTAACATACAACACAACCCCAATAAAAAACTACATTGGGATAGAAGTAAAAGTGGTGATGAACTAGATGCACTTACAAGGCACTTACTACAAGCAGGTACAATAGATACTGATGGGGTAAGGCATAGTGTTAAAGTAGCTTGGCGTGCATTAGCCAATTTACAAAAAGAACTAGAACAAGTTGAAGGTTAATGCAATACATGAATTTTACCTTCTTACCCTACAGGATATAGATGATGGTGCAGATAAAGAAGAACTGTTAAATATAGTTAAGCTGTACGAAGAACAAGAAATGTATGAAGCATGTGCGGGTATGATGAAAGCAATAAAAGAAAGTTATGATACAAAAAATTAAAGAATTAGTAGAAACAGAAACTGGTATACAAGATATATCGTTAAAGAAAAGAACACAAGATTATGTTGAAGCAAGGGTATTATATTCCAACCTTGCACTAAACCACACTAAACTATCTTTACAAAGAATAGGTAGGGAAATAAATAGAGATCATGCAAGTGTAGTACACCACAAAAAAATATTTGCACAATGGTTAAAATTTAAAAATCATTATTCTGAAAATTTAAATTCCTACAGAACATTAGAAAGTATTTTAGAAGAAGAAAATTTGGTAGATACAAATGCAATAGATTTATACAGAAAGTACAAAAGGGAAAATATTATTTTGCAAAAACACAATAACAAACTAATAAAAAAACTAAAAGAAAAACAGGAAGAACTAGATGATAAAGCACAATTATTTAAAGATGCAAAAAGGGATGCTAGTTATTATTTAAAACTATATAGAAAATTTAAAAGTAGGGTAGATTGAAAACCTACAGTTTAACAAAACACTATTTTTTTTATTGTATATTTGATTAATCAAGTTTTTTCAAGTATGACACATGGGGGTAAAAGACAAGGTTCAGGCAGAAAATCTAAAGCAGAAGAAATAGATTTAATAGAAAAACTATCACCACTAGAACCTGAAGCATTTGCAGCTTTAACTAAAGGAATACAGAAAGGTGATTTTAAATTTGTACAATTATTTTATAATTACTGGGCAGGTAAACCAAAAGAAACAAAAGATATAACCATAAACGAAGATGTACCTTTGTGGTTAGAAGATTAGATGTTTAAAAAAACACAAGCACTATATAAATTATTGGAGTTAAAGAACAGGGTAAGGATTGTATGTGGGGGTACTTCAGCAGGTAAAACTATTTGCATATTACTTATACTAATACAAGATGCAATAAAAAATAAAGGTAGGGAAGTATCAGTAGTAGCTTCTACTGTACCTGCACTACGTAGGGGTGTATTAAAAGATTTTCTAAAGATTATGAAAACTACAAATAGATACAAAGAAGAAAGTTTTAACAAAACAACACTTAAATACACTTTTAGTAATGGCAGCTATATAGAATTTTTTAGTATAGATCAACCTGATAAAATTAGGGGTAGTAGAAGAACAGATTTATTTATAAACGAATGTAACACTATACCAAATGGTTTTGAAAGCTACCAACAATTAGCTATAAGAACTTCAGGTAAGATATGGTTAGATTACAACCCCACCAGTTTGTTTTGGGTAGATAAAGAATTAAAAGGGCAATTAGATACAGATTTTGTAAGATTAACATACAAAGATAACAACACACTACCTGAAGGTATAATAAAAGAACTAGAAAAAGCAAGGGATAAAGCAAAGACAAGTAGCTACTGGGAAAACTGGACAAGGGTGTATTTAGATGGGCTTACAGGTTCTTTACAAGGTGCTTGTATACCTGATTGGCAAGAAATAGATAAACTACCCACAGAAGCCAAATTACTAGGTTATGGTATGGATTTTGGTTATGTTGATCCTACTACAATAATTGCACTATACAAATGGAACAATGCTTATATATTTGATGAAGTACTATACAAAAGTAATATGGTATTAAGAGATGTAAGTTTATTTCTAACACAAAACAATATAAAAGAAAACATAATAGCAGACCATGCAGAACCCAAAAGTATAGCTACCCTTTCTATGGATGGACACAAAATATACCCCTGCACTAAAGGTAGGGATAGTGTTACCTATGGTATAAACCTAATAAACCAAAATGAAATATATGTAACAAGTAATAGTAAGAATTTAAAAAGAGAATTGCAAGGGTATGTATGGGCAAGGGATAAAGAAGGTAATACAATAGAAAAACCTACTGGGGTTCACCCTGACTGTATAGATGCTTGTAGGTATATTTTAACAGACCATTTAAGTACACCAAAAGGGGAATATTATATTTATTAGTTAATAATTTGTTTATAATTAAAACTTTTGTATATTTGAATCATATTAACATTAAAACAATAATAAAATGGAAATTAAAAAATTTACAGTTGCAGAATTTAACAAATTAAAAAAAGATATTATAGACAAAAAAATTGCAAAGTTAGAAGATGCAAAAAAACAATTAAAGAAAAGGTATGCTATTGGACACCATATTATAGCTGCAAATCTTGGTAAAGATTCTGAACCTTATAAAGCAATAGTTTTTTGGGGTGAAAGAATAAAATCTTTAAAACAAGAGATAGAAGGTCATAAATTAAGTTCTTGGGAGCATTTACCAAAAGCAATGAAAACTATATAAAAAAAATAAGGGGGTAGCAATACCCCTTTTTTATTAACTTTAAAAAAAACAATTATGAATTTAGATAAAAACTTTAGTGAAACAATTATTAGATTAAATCAGAAAATAGATAAGTTAAGGCAATCTATACATGATAGAGAACAAAAGATAATAGCACAAGAAGAAACTATAGATGCTATGGATAAACAATTAAAAGATTTAGAATTACAAATAATGGATAAAAATTTTGGAACATGGAAGAATATAGATTAATTAAAATGGTAATAAATGATAAAGAAAACAGGAAAACAATGTACAAGGTAATAGCTTATGGCCTTATATCTTTTGTAAGTTTTTTTAGTTTCTTTTATGGAACAATGTATTTAATTTTATGGATGGCAAACATGAAATTGTAAGTGCATGTTGGGGTGCTGATTGCTATGTATATTACAAACCAGTAGAACAAGGTAACAACAAAATGGTAAAACTGGAAATGAATTTACAAGGTAACGTAGTAACAGGCAAAGAACTATATAAACAAAACAGTAAAGAAATAATAAAAAAAATTGAAGAATTATATGAATATATTTATAAAAATTATGTAACTTAAAGTAATTTCATTTGATTTTAATTTGGTTAATAATAAGGCAGGTAGAAATACCTGCTTTTTTTGTGTTATACATTTTACTTATAATTTTATTGTATTAGTATGAAAGTAGAAATAAACGTACCTAGCAGTTTATCAGAAATAACACTTGAACAATATCAAAAGTTTGTAAAGGTTAATACTGAAGAAAATAAAGATACCAGTTTCTTAATGCACAAAACAGTAGAAATATTTTGTAATATGGATTTAAAAGATATTGCAAAGATAAAATTAACAAGTGTAAAAGAAATACTAGAACACCTAAACCAAGTATTTGAAGTAAAGAATGATCTAATACCTAGATTTAAATTAGGGGGTATAGAATATGGTTTTATTACACAGCTTGATGAAATGACACTAGGGGAATATATAGATTTAGATGAAAACATGAGTGATTGGGAAACCATGCACAAGGCAATGGCAGTTCTATATAGACCAGTAATACATAAAAAAGGGGATAGGTACAAGATAAAAGAATATGATGGTTTAGATAATAGTGGTGAAATGAAACTAATGCCACTAGAAGTAGTAATGGGTGCTATGGTTTTTTTTTGGAATTTAAACGAAGAATTGCTACAAACTACCCTGAACTATTTGAAGAAGGAAATGAACAACAACAGTATGGAAGTACAGAAAATTTTACAAGAAAATGGGGGTGGTATTCAAGCATCTATGGACTTTCTAAAGGGGATGTTTCCAAGTATGACACTATCACTAAATTAAATGTACACCAATGCTTAATGTTTTTAGCTTTTGAAAAAGAAAAAACACAAATTGAAATGCAAAGAATAAAAAGCAAACAAAGATGACAAAGTTTTACGATGTACTGGACAAGATAAAAACAAAGCTGTTAGCAGAACCATTTTGTAATACAGTAAGCTATGGTAGTTTGGATGACATTGATTTAAACAAACAAAGTATATTTCCATTATCACACATAATAGTAAACAACTGTAATATTGCTACAAACACTTTAACATTTAATGTAAGTGTACTTGCTATGGATGTTGTAGATGAAAGTAAAAAAGAAACAACAGATATATTTGTAGGTAACGATAATGAACAAGATGTATTAAATACACAGCTATCTATACTTAATAGATTAATGGCCTTATTACAAAGAGGTGATCTATATACAGAAGGTTACCAAGTAGAAGGGCAGGTAGGATGTGAACCATTTGTAGACAGGTTTGAAAATAAACTTGCAGGATGGGTAGCTACATTTGATTTAATTGTACAAAACGATATGACAATATGTTAACAAAAGGTGGTAAACTAGAAGCCGTATTAAACAGATTTAGAAAACAAGTTATTGATGGTAGTAGAAAACAATTAAAACTACAAAAGAAAAATGCTTTTGGTAAACTATCTAAAAGTTTGGATTCTAATTTAGAAATTTTTAAAAAT